CGATCGACACGGGTCCATCGAACGTCTGGCCGTTGGCGGTGGCCGACTTGCCCTGTGGCACGAACTCCGTCGACACGGCGTGCGCGCCGACGGATGCCTGCCACGGGAAGCCGTTCAGCCCGGCATCCACCACCTCGCGTGCGACGGCGCCGCCGCCGCTCACGACGCCAGCCACGCGCAGCACGCCGTCGACGACGGACACGCCCTCGGTGTGGCCCACGATCAGCGCGGGGTTGTGGTCCTTCAGGATCGGGCGCGGCTTGTCGCTCCAGGCGATCCCGGCAAGGTCGATCACCGTCGGGTGCCGCCAGCCGCGAAGCGACATCGGGCCGCCCGTGTAGGCGCTCATCGTGAAGCGACGCAGCGTGGGCGCGCCGCCATCGGCAGCGGCCTCGACGGGCAGCATCTCGACCGGCGCCCGGAGCGCCATGATGGAGGGGGTCTCAGGCTTCGGGGTCGTCATCGGTCTCCTCTGTGAACTGGTCGACGGGCTGGGATGCGGGCGCGGCGGGAAGCGCGATGCCGAGTTCCGACATCAGCGCGAGCTCCCGGGCACGCTGGCGCAGCTCGGCTTCCCAGTCCTTTCCCTGCTTGGCGAATTCGCTGGCGAGCGTCGTGGTGTTGTTCGCGAGGCGCGTCGCCTGCGCGGTCGCTTCCTTCGCCGGGTCGACGTGCTCGGTGCCATCCCAGAACCACTGGTGCGGCAGCGCCTCGAGGGCGCGCACCCGCGGAGGGACGAGCGACTCGGTGAGCTTCGCCTCGTCGAACCACTCCGCGAGGATGCGGGCCAGCACCGTCCGCGCCATGTGCGCCTGGTCGATGCGGATCGACTTGAAGTACGTCTGGTGGTCGAGGCGACCGCTCGCGTAGTTGTAGCCCGAGCTGTTTCCGGCCGCGACGTTGAACGGCATGTTCAGGCAGCGGGCGATCTCGTTCAGGATCTCGCGCTTGAACTCGCCGTACGAGGTCGTCGGCTGCTCGGGCTTGACCTGCGACATCTTCCAGCCTGCCGGGAGCGTCAGCAGCGAGTTCGCCTCGAGCTCGATCGTGTCCATCGGTTCGACCGGATCGGCCTCGCCGTTGGCGGGCGCGTCGGTCTCGACGGTGCCTGCGAAGTTCGCCGCGGTCTCAGCGGCGGAGAGGACAGCCACGGTGTAGCGCCTGAGCTGCGCGAAGAGCGGGAGCGCGGGCACGAGGTCCGGCACGCCGCGGCTCTGCTCGGGCCGCGCAGGCATGAAGTAGTGCACCACCTTCGACGCAGGAAGCGTGTCCTGCCCGAGGTTCATCGATCGGTCGCCCGGGTGCTCGCGAAGCACGCGGTAGGCCACGGGGTTCCCCGAGGCGTCGTAGACGATGCCATCGACTTCGTCCGGAGAGAGCGCGCCCCATGCGGGGCTGGTGACCCGGTCGGCCTCGACGAGCGCGAGGTCGAGCTTCACCGGACCGGGCACAGAGGGGTTCGAGACGAACTTCGCGAAGCACTCGCCCGAGTGGGCGCGCGCCATGCGCATGGTCCGCAGCCGGTCGGCCAGGTTGATCGACCGAGCCCAGGCGTTGAATGCGTGCTCGATCGCGTTGTTCGCGTCGGGGTCGTCCGTGAGCACCTGGAGGCGCGGGCCGGTGCCGACGACGTCGTTGGCGAGCGTCGCGACGATGCCCGATGCGTAGCTGTTGTTGGCAGCCTCATAACGGGCGCGGTTGCGAAGAATCCGGCGCACCTCGGGGGAGGCCGCAGCGTCGGCGGAGAGCCCGTCTGCGTTTGCCCAGTGCTTGCGGTTGGCGTCGGTGGTCGCGGCAGCGTCGTAGCGGGCACGGATCGAGATCGCGCGCGGCGCTGCGGACGGCTTGCGGCCAATGATGGAGGCGAGCCAGCCCATCAGGCCGGGCCTCCGATACCGGGCGGGACGATGCGCGAGATTCGCAGGCCGAGGTTGCGCCGCGACATCGCCTGCTTCGAGGCGAGGTAGCGGTCGGCCGCGATCTGGTCGGCGATCGGGTGCTGCTCGACGCTGCCCGCGTCGTTCGAGGCCTTCTTCAGGCCCGCGGCGTTGTCGCGGATGGCGTCGGCGATGGACGGCGTCTCGTCAGGCATGGGGCGTCACCCGTGCCGACAGGGATGCCTCGCGCTTGGCGTGCCGACGTTCGGAGGTGCGTGCCGCTCGCAGTTCGGAGAGCCTGAAGGAACGTCCCGCGTCGAGGCCAAGCGCCGCCTCGCGCCTGCGGTGACGCCGCTCTCGCTGAGCGAAGGTGTTCACCGCCCGCGCAGGGTTGCGCCCCTCGAGCGCAGCGAGCCATGCCTCCTGCATCGCGTCCTCGCGGTCGCGGGCGGGGCACAGCCGAAGCTCGAGGTCGAGCTTGTCGGGTCGCGGTGCGGGCGGACGGACAGCGTTGATGGATCGCATCCACCACGTGCCGACACGGCGCGCGCGACGAAACGGGCAATCCGCGCATGGACGCGCGGATCGTTCGATCAATCGACCCGCGGGCGTCCGCGGGGCGCTTCGTCGACGACTTCCTGCATGGTGTGCTTCGGCTGCATTGCCCAAACGTATCGACGCCGGAGCCGACCTCCCGGAGACAAGGCGGAATTTCTGCGCCGATTCCCGGCTCAGGCCGCCGATTCCCGCGTGGTCACGCGTCTGTTGCAGTGCCTGCACTCCCTTCTCCTGAGAACCTGGCCGTTCGGGAGCCGACGGAGGTAGACGACCCGCAGGTGCTGGCAGCCGCACGCGCGGCAGGACAGCCCGAGCTTCGCGCCGTCCTTCTCGAGCCCCGTCCGCTTCTCCCGCGGCATCACCGGCCTCCCTTGCGGATCGCCGAGAGCTTCACGCGCGGCCTCGCGACGACCTTGGCGTCCGTGCCGAAGAGCACCGACCCCTCCATGCTCGCGGCGACCGCGCAGCCGACGAGGCAGTCGAGCCAGTGGTTGTCCGCACCCGCAAGCCGGAGCTTCCACTCGTCGACCACGCGGCCGCGGCCCTCGGTCTTCACGCGGTACTCGCTCGTCAGTTGCGCGGCGAAGACATCGTGCGCACGCGAGTCCCGGCCGAAGAGCGAGAGCGATCCCGGGTCGCCGTGCGGCACCGCGAGGCGGGCGTGCACGAAGCTCTTCCAGAAGTTCGTGTCGAAGGTCACGTGCCGCACGGCGCGCTTGCCGCTGACGGTCGGGATGCGCCAGTTGAGGCCCACGCGCTCCCCGCGGCGGCGCTTGTAGTCGCTAAACGGCACGCTAGACGCGCCGACGTAGCGCCCGTGCGAGGGCATCACCGTGCCCGCGTGCTTCGTCTCGCGGCAGAACTGGTAGACGACATCCGTCGACGAGCCCCAGTTGGCGTCGACCAGGAGCCGCGAGACACGCACCATCGCGCCGTCATCGCGCCGCCACTCGCGGGCGACGAGGTGCTCGGTGACGCGCTCGAGCCCCGCGTAGAGCGATCCCTCGAGCCCGGCGCGCGGGCTTGCCGCCGAAAGCGTGCGCTTCACGTCGCGCAGCGTCCACGCGGTGCCCGCGGGGAACTTCTGGTCAGGCTCCGTGCCGTAGTCGACGACCGTGCCGCTGAAGTCGTCCTCCCATGCGACGACGCACCAGAAGAGGCACTTCGCCTGCACGTCGACGAAGGCGGTCAGGTGCGACGTGCCGATCGGAAGCTCGCCGCGGGGCATGCCGTTGGTCTTCGCCGCGATCGCATCGGCCGCGAGCAGCTCGTCGTCGAGCGCCGTCGCCTCGGGCAGCGGGTCGTTCTGGTACTCGGCGTGGAACGCGGCCTCGTCCTGGAGACGAAGGTTCATCGCGTGCTGCAGTGCGCTCGCCTCGTCGTGGTTGAAGCGCGCCTCCCACGCGACCCGCGAGCCCTCGTCCATCGCTCGGCGGTGCTCGAGGTAGAAGGCGGTCGCGTCGCGGAGGCCCGAGCCGCTCTTGAGCCCTTCGGCACGCAGCTTCGCGTAGCGGTCCCACAGCGGCTGGTTCGTCGGGAAGGCGTAGACCATCCGCGTCCGCTCGCCTTGCCACTCCTGGTGCTTCTCCCGGTCAAGCAGCCGGTCGGCCAGGTCGTCCTGCCGCACGACGGTGAGCGTCATCAGCCCGGCGATCTTGCGGCCTGGACCGGCGAGCCCTAGCACGGCGCCCGCGAGGATGCGCTCGCGGTTGGCGCACTGCGACGGGCTGCGGGCGCTCTCGTCGGTCTGAGGGTCGTCGATCAGGACGAGCGACGGACGGATGCTCGCGCCGTCGGGGCGCTTGTGCTTCATGCCGCGGATGCGGCCGGT